TCATTCAGTAAATTTGTCTAGACCTTTAGTCTTAGTTTTTGTCTTTCGTTTTGATTTCCTTGGTTCGTATTGAACATGATTCATATTGTCTTGCATCCACTCAACATTAGTATTAGTCATACCAGTTGTATCACCATCTATTGTTTCAAATGTTTCCATAGTGATGTCTGATATTACTTGTTGCTTAATGAAAACTTGTTTCTTCTCTTTCTGTATCCTTCTAAGAAAGGCGTAATAACAAATTTGTGTAATATATGCAAATGCGTTGTTTGATTTTTCTACATTGAAGTTTTTGATATATTGAATACAATTTTCTATTGCATCGCATATCATTTCATCTCTGTAAGTGTAGTTTATAAAGTTTGGTCGTGTAGATAGTCGAGTTGCAATCTTATAGATACACTCTCCTATGTAATTTGACATTTGTGGTGGGGTTCTGCCCTCTTCCTCGGCAAGCTTAACGGCGGCGTTATGCTCGGCGACTGCGGCTGTGAACTCTTTGTTATTTACATAGTGTTCACCTTGTTTTGCGTTTTTTGCCATGATGTAGTTATTATACTAGGTTCCTACTGTATTTGTAAGTGGTTTTTGCTGTTTATTTTTATTTATTTATTTTAAAAAACCCCTTGTAGAAATCGGGATTCATATGATATGATAGCTTTGTCGCCACGGACAAGCTCCTATCATTAGGTAAATATATCTATTATAGATATGGATACTAGTAAAAATACTAATACTGCGACTTGAACTATTGATGCATAAAATACTTGTTTCATTGGATGCATCTTCTCTATCTTCTCAATCAAAAATATACAACTCCTATTATATATCCGCAAAAGAAGAAGGCAGCTGCCCAGCCTGGAAACTCCTTACAGAACTCCCATATGTTTGTAAAATACTCTTTCATTGTGTCATCATTGACATCGTGCATACAAGAAAAATAAGGCAAAGAATAGTTACCTCTGCCTTATCTCGTAAGTCTTGTAGTTTTTCTTTTGACACGCTTCTAACCCCAAGTCAAGGTAGCTAGGAACATAATTCCAAAAGGTAATAGTATCGGAAGAGTCAGTAGTGTTAGGAACTCAATTGCTTCAATGATTCTTGGTAGAACTTCTCTTAGGTCTTCGAATCTGCCCACCATGCTCTTCGCAATCTCTCTAATTGCAGTCGTCATGGTTTCTCCATTAATTTTTAAATATCAATATTAATTATATATGTATATCACGCTGGATTATACGCAATTATTTAGTAATTTTTTTAACCTAGTTGAAAGGTTTAGTGAATTTTTTTCTTATCTTTTGGTGCGACAGCATATTTGAACTCTTCATGTTCATACTCTCGTTCTAAATCTTCTAATACTTCTTCAATAAATTCTTCTTCTGGTGCATCTAGATATTGTCTATCACCTTCTATTATTTTTGCAAGATGTCTTCTCATGACCTCTTGAACTTTCATATCTTCTTTATTTGCCAAAGGTATAGATTTATTTTCAATCATGTCCATCCATTTAGATGATGCACTATCATAATAAGGAACGAATTGCTCGTTCATAAGATTTCTGTGGACTATTTCATACTTCGGTATGTTTACTTTCTCTTCTGCGCTTAATGGTGCGTAAGGATAGAACACTGCATTTGTTCTTGGTGTGCCTGGAACTAAAGACAATTGACATATCATAGGTAATGTTATTTCAATAGTTTCACCTAAATCTCTAGTCATACCGACTACTTCTGTTCCGGACTTTAGTTTGATAACTTCGTATCTTTCTGGTATTAGGTCTGATGGTGTTGCCATTATTCTAAATCAAATTGTTTTAATTCGTAAGGAAAGTTTTCCTCGTTATAAGTATTTATCCTTTCTTTCAAGTGAGCAAGGGTAAAATTATCACATCCTAAGTCGTCTGCAATATCAAATAACCTCATAGAATCCTTACCATCCGTCTTACGAAGACCTCTGCCGATAGATTGCAGATTTCGTATTCTTGATTTAGACGGACTCGCAAAAACAACATTGTCTATCTTTTTAATATTAATTCCTGTAGAAAAAGTTCCATATGATGCAAGTATCGTATCTTCTTTAGACTTCTCTACTATCTCTCTTACATCTTCTCTATCTTCTGTATCTGTTCCACCATAAACATAATGTAGATTACCACCCATGTCTGTATTAGACATCATATCAAACAATACTTCTCCATGTTTTTCTACATACTGAAACAATACAAGTGTATTACCTTTTAAACTCTTTACTAGATTCACTATAAAATGATTTCGTTTCTCATTAGAACAAAGATAATCCATCTCTTCTTGATAGGTCATTTTTTTCATTTTGGTATGACGGAGTATGACACAATCGATATTTATTTGTGCGATAGTTCCTTGTTCCATAAGTTCTGATGAAGAGATAACTTTCTTAACAGGACCAAACATACCTTCTAACTGTAATCTATGAACTTCTGAACCATCTAATGTTCCTGTCGTTCCAAATCTAATTGCAGTTGTTTTCATCTTCTCTAAGATACCTTTAAGTGTTTGTGCCTTAAATAAATGTGCCTCATCACCAAAGACTACATCAAATGATTGCATTACATCTTTAGGTGCCTTTGAAAAACTTTGCCATGTTGTAATTGTAATTGGTGCATCGAATACTTCTTGACCAGAATATATCTTACATATTCTTTCTTCATATCCATACTCTTCGAAATCTTTTGCCATCTGTTCTACAAGTGAAGTAGTAGGAACTATAATGATAGTTTTCTTATTGTAGTATCTTGTAAGTAAATATATGATTAACGATTTACCACTCGCAGTTGGAGATAAAAGAAGTTGTCTTCCATACTGTATTGCAGTATTAAATGCATCTATCTGATAATCTCTAGGTTCAAATGGAAGTTTTAAATCATGCAACCACGCTTCAGTTTGTATACCTAATCTTTCTGTATTCTTTTCTCCAATAACATCTTGTATTCCACCAAAGTCATATCCTCTTTCTCTACAGAACTCATCGACATAAGGCAATAGACCTATATAAATCTTTTTAGTTTTAAGAGAAAACAATCTAACTTTACCATCCCAATATCTATTCTTATAAGACGGCATAAACTTTGCGTTGGGAACTGTAAATGAAAAGAAGTCGTATAAATCTCGTGCAAGTCCATCATCACAATTGACTTTCATAAAGACTTCATCAACTTTAGAAACAGTGACTATATTAGACATATGGTTGACCATGATACCAACTAACTAGTGATATCCTTCTTCCTCGTGTGACTGGCGTGACCTGGTGATGCACAAAAGACGGAAATACAATAAGAGTTCCTGGCATCTTCGCACTGAATGGTGCAGATTTAATATATGGGTCTACATTAATAGTTTGAGTTCCTGTTGATTTAAGTCTATCAAATAAACCATTTGGTTCAATCCATTGAAAGTTTCCACCCTCATACTCATCTGGATGCGACAACTGAATTGTTGAACTTAATTTTCTTCTTCTGCCACCATGTGATTGTTCTCTATCGCCTGCATCTGTATGCCAAGTGTAGAAATCTCCTGTGACTTCTGCATCTGGTCTATGATTATAAATTGTATATTGATGATTCTCTACATGGTCCCATTGATGCAACCAATCACCATCTACACTTGCGAGATTTACTCCATCTCTAATTTTTTCTTGTATCGCTTGTGGCATAATATCATGTTCTATCCATTTGACATCTGATTGTCTAATGAAATTATCATTAGTGCCTCTATCTTCATCTTGTGGTGCATCGGGGTCGTCTGGTAAATTACCAACCATGCCTGGAATTAGTTCTATAGAATCTGCTACAGAATGTATAATATCTACTTCTCTTTGAGTGAAATACTCTGGATAGATAACACAATACTCTCTTAATATCATTATTGACCTGCCATGAATTTACGCCATTCAATAGTATTCTTAATAGTTTGATGTCTCCATGTTATGTTGTCCATACATCTTTTGATAAAGTCTACCGTGACTTCTAAATATTCAATCTTTGATTTTAGTTCTACTAAATCTTTATCTGAATTGAAGAAGTAATTAAAATCATTCTTCATTATTTTAAGACCATCGAATGGGTCTTTTTGCCAACCAAATTTATTGATTGTGTCATCATCTAACTTTCCTGTAAACCACAACCACTTATACTTCATCAATTCATTATAGTCTTGATTATACTTTTTAAGTAGTAATACTTTACTTGTTAATTCGTCTGAGTATTTTGCGTGGAGTCTAGGGACTTCTAATGATGATTTATCTAGTTCTATATCATCAATTTGACAGTCTTTCTCCCACTCAGCTTTCAATTCTTCTAGATTCATAATGTACCATTATATCATAGGATATAATATATTTATAGGGGTTTTAAGACTTGGTTGCGATGTCGTAATATGAGAATCTAAACGATACATTTACTAATGCTGGTTCAGCATCAGCACCAGATTCTAATTCAATTGAACCTAATGCAGTAGGGAAACAATCATGGAATCTTATATATCTGTTAGGTATATTCTTATTTGTATTGATAACCAATGTTATATCTGAGTATTGATTTAGGTCATCAGCAACAGATTGTAATTGATTTGTACCCGATTTTGCAGTTCCTGTGAATGAACCATACAATGCTGGGTCACTTAAAGGAACTATAGAATCTATCCAATTGTATATCTCTATAAAGTTTCCTAAGTCTTCATCAACCAAGAATGATACTTCTAGTGTATCAAATGTTGCCTTATCGCCTGGAAAGAACGCATCAAGACCAACACCAGCAGACTGAACTGTTTCTCCAAACTGAACACCTGGTATGTTTACTGTTCTAACATAATACTCTACAGTAGGAATCTTATCTACTAATAGTCTAAAATTATT